AGAATCTCGGAGGTCTGGAAGATAAACACCTCGTCCTTCATGGAATTGTCGGTGTAATGCAGCGTCCGGAAGGGCGGGTAGTATTCCTTCACCCGATTGACCCGCATTTCCTTGACCTTGGCCATGCGTTCGCCCAGATGGCGATACAGATTCCCCCACTGGCTGTCGAGGAGTTCCTGCAGCATGGGCACGGCCATCGGCCCGCGCATCTGCCCCGGGAATTTCTGTTCCTGGAAGAGATCCACACCCCCGGCGACCTCGCGCAGGAGTTTCATGGTCAGCTCGATGGACTGCATGAACCATGAGGGCAAATCAGGCGGGTCCCGTCGCTGGACCATCTTGACGCCTTGATCTGTGAGGCCATTTTCGATCGGGGCCGGGTAGTCCGAGGGCATGTCCTCACGTTTGAGGGTCGGCCCGAGGAGTTCATCGGCGTAAATCGAGGCATTGGCCTGTTCGCCCAGCTGGGAAATCCGTTTATTCAGGAAGCGTTGGGGTGGAATCAGGTCCGAGACGTAATCATTGCTCCAGAAGGAAGCCACCGTGGGGCCCCAGTGGAAATCCACCAGGGGAATGAACCCATAGGGATTGTCTTCATCAAGCAGCACCTGTTCCCCTGGGACGAAGGCGGTGTATTTTCCCCGGGGATGCTTCGCGGACATGGGCTGATAGCGTTCGACCACGACGCAGAGATCCGGGTCATTCTCGGTGCGTGTACCCTGGATACGCGGAATCAGATCCTGCAGATGCGTCGACCCCGTGGGGTCCCCGAACTGTTTGATATCAGTGGAGAGAATCCGCACCTCACTGGCATCCTTGATGTTCTGAATCGTCTCCTCGCTCACGTCGTAATTGGCCTCAATCCATCCAAGGGTACGAATCTTGGCAATGTAGACCGCCTGGTCGGGGGCGAGGTCATCCACCGAGCGCACCGAGGCATCGATGAAGACCTGGAGAGGGCTCAGCACCTCGCTGCCCACATCCCCGGTCAAGACCATCTCTTCGACCACTTCGAACTGTTCCTTCGGGGCTCCCTGTTCCAGGGCCTGCTGGCGCATGGTCTCGGGCACCTGCTCCCCGGTAGGCACATGGGTCCAGAGCAATTCCCCGGTGGCTTCGTCGAACTGGGGCATGGGTTCCATGCAGGCATCCTTGACCCAGGGGACATATTCAAAGCCCACCCCACCCACGGCAGTCCACCAGAGGAGTTCCCAGGTCCGAGAGGGCTGATCCAATTTCTCGTCCAGGGCCTTGATGAGCTTATCCACCACCGCTGCGTTTCCTACCGAGCGAGGGTCCTGCTTGTCAGCCCGGGCCTTGAACACCGGAGCCACACTACTCAAGCGGCCCATGATTTTCGAGAGCATCTGGGCAGCCAGATTGAAGACCAGATAGAGTTTGTTCGGGTCCCGCCGCCGGGTGAACAGCACCCGATTCTGTGACCCGACCCAGTGTTCGCCTGAGATAAACGCCAGGTTGGTGAGAATCCGCAGTTCCACCGACCCGACGTTGCGGGATTTCTGGGCCCGTAGCCGATTGTAATCCTCGGTATACTCCGACAGTACGTCGTCGTTCTCGGCCATTACTGGGCTCCTAGATGGGCGTCAGGGCTATCCGCCAGTTGCTGCTCATCCTGTGCTGTCAGGGGGACTGGCATCGGCGGGTTCGTGGAGGGGGGTCGGGCCTTCGCCAGGCTCTCCAGGATGTCCATCCGGGCCTGGAGTTGCTGGCACTGTTGCGCCCACGGGAGGGGGCTGCCCAAACGCGCCAGCAGCCACCTGCGCAAGTGTTTTTCCATCCATTGCATGCGTCGCAGCCTCCTGAAACAACTCCTCTAATGTACGCGAATCTGTCTCACCTGTCGAATTGTTTCGCCGACTCATGGACAGGGTATGCATCACGAATTGCAGCTTGGACTCCAGGAGCTGTACACGTTGAGTTAGCTCAAACTCCGTCATCACTGACCTCCTAAGTGGGAATCGGGGGTACCCCCGTGTTTACGTCGTCGAATGGGGGACCCCAACCATTGCACCGATCCCACCGGGGGCTGAAGTGGTGGGGCCGCAGGCTTGGTCCTGGCCCGAGGATGCCGGGACAGCACATGCTCCATGCAATCCAGGGCATGGTCATTGGACTTCAGCCGCTGGTATTTGCCCGAGGCACTCGTGCGGTCAGGCCACTGGGCGGCTTCGATTTCGAAGGGCAGAATCTCCAGCCAGGGGGCCAGGAAGAGTTGGTCGTGCTGGAAATACTGTCGGGCCGCTTCGGTGCGTACTTCGCGCCCCCGATGGTTGGGCTGGAGATACACGCCGTGGTGGAGAAACTCCTGCTTGAACTGACTGTTGGCATCAGCCCAGGCCATGGGACGTGTTTTCCACAACGCAGCCATGCGCACCAGGGCCTGGGCCCAGGAGAGCAACGACCCGGAGGGGTCGAGTTCCGGGGTCCCGGCCACGTAGGTATAGTTGGTCAGCTCATCCAGCAGAAAGGCCTGGCCTTCGGGGCTGATGCCCACCACGACAGCCGCACAGTAAGTCCCGGTGTCGGCTCCGATCTCGATGCGCCAATCCGAGGGCACCTTGAAGTTCTCCCGGGTGGTGGCGTTCTCGGGGAGGTGCCAGACGTGGGCATGGCTGGCATGGGTCACCTGCCGTTCGCCGCGCTGATAGTTGTAGACCCGCCCCACGAAATCCCCGAGCTTCCCGAAATAGGCGATGGAGAATTTCTCCCGGGTCAGCAGATGCCGGTCCCGGTCCATGGCTTTCTGGTCGAAGCTGTAGGGATTCACCTGGGCCTGGACGCCGCACTTGCAGACCCAGTCGGGAAAGTCCACATGCCCATGGCCGTTGTCGTGGAACACCCCAACCCAGGGACGGTCAGGGGTTGTGGGAAACACGGCATAGCCTTCCCGGACGCGCAGGTTCTGGGCAATGGTCGTGAAGCATTCGATCCCCGGCAGTTGATAGGCTTCGCAGTAGATATAGGCGTCGACCTCTTTGCCTTTGAGAGACTCGGAGCGTTCCCAGCTCCTGGCCTCAAAGCGGACTCCATTTTCCAGTTCCAGCCAGAGTCGCCCGTCCTTGGGCCGATTCTGGAGCGACTTGGGTTTTTGATTCAAGCCGCGCTCCGAGCAGAGGGCCTCCAGGATGTAATCAAACTCCGGGGCACACATGTCGTATTCATTCCCGACCAGATACACCAGGGCGTTCGGGACCGCCGCAAAGGCAGCCCCCCATAATCCAGCCCCGGCAGACTTGCCGGATTTATACGCCCCTAACTCGGCTACGACCTTAGCTCGCCCGGCAGGGCGAGACGCGAGGCGTCTGGATTCGATAGCACTGGTGGGGAGGCGCAGGGTGATGTAGGGGTCGGTGGTCGTGTCGGGGTCAACGACGTGGTCGGTCAGGGTATAGCCATCGGTGGTCACCCACCAATCGGCCTGATGTTCGAAGGGGATGAAGTCAATCTGGGTGCACAAAAACCGGCGGAACTCGGTGATGAGTCGATCGCGCAGGGTGGGTGGGACGGTGACGGAGGCCATTAGCTGGCGGGGCCTTCAGCCTGATTGCCGTAGGGGTCAGTGGTCCACGCGTCTATGGAAGGGCACGGACAGTCGTAGACATGTTGCCGATGGATGCGACACCACCAGTCCTGGCAGTCCTGGCAGCGCACCCACTTAGCTAATCGGGCCGGTGTGGTCATACTTGGCCAGCATGTCGTGATAGAACCGGGCGAGGGGCGATTCCTGTCCGGCCGTCCCGGCGAGTTTGGTTTCGAGCGCCACCCGGCAGGTATCGGCCTTGACTTTTTCCTGTCCGGCGGCTTCGACGTAATTGACGGTCCAGAGGAAGTAGGCCATCTCGTTGTAGTGTTTTTTGATGGCGATGTCCAGGCGTTGTTTATCGTCCATCCGATGCCAGGCTTCGCCGCCGGTATAGCGTTGCAACGCGTCCAGCACCTCGGATTGTTGGGGCCATTGGTCGGCGGCTTCCGCCAGGAGTTCTTCTCCGACCAATGGGTCGAGGAAATAACGAATGGCGTCACTGACCGGGGCTCCCGAGAGCAGCATCAGGGCAAATTGGTCGGCTTCGGCGGAGGTCAGGGGTCGCATGCGGAATCAGGGCCTCCCACGCCCAGGAGTTGCGGGGATTTGGGCGGTGTCTGCTCCAAGTGTCGCACATCGTCGGGGGATGGGAACACCAAATAGAGTCGGCACCCGCAGGCTTCGGCAAAGCGGAGAAACCACTTGAGGGTACTCGACCCCCCGCGCCCCCGCTTCTTCCAGAGGTATTGATTGACGGAACTGGGGGCAATACCCAGGCGTCGTGCGACCGCACGGGTGCTGAGCCCCGCATGCCGCTGCATATCCCGCAACATCAGGGCAAAGGCCCCACCATCCCGGGTCAGCGCATAGGCTATCTCCCGTCGACGCGGGGCAGGACTCCCCTGTCGCCTCGCACTGACCGGGCTGAGCGTTTGAGGCCCTAATTCCTGCACCATGCGCGCAAGTCTACCCCCTGAGACGCTGGTCAGTCAAGCTATTAACGCCCAACACTCAATTTCGTAGGTGGATTCAAGGGGGTGGGGGCCCCGGGCCCCTAAAAACACCCCTCCCCCGGCCCTGCAGGGCCCAAAGGGGCTGTATCCTTTTGAGGACAAATCCATTTCGATGGATGGAATCTCCAAGAACCCGTAGAAACAGGGGCCAATTGCCCTGTGGATAAAAGCATCTGGGGGCGCGTAAGTCCTTTGGTTACTAAGGGTTACCCTGTGGAAGAAAATGTTGGCACGGGACCTGCAGTTATACGTTGTCGGTATGTCGGCGGAAGGCGGACAGCAATAAGAGTAATAGACTGTCGGCCAGTTCGACATAGGACAGGGAGTCCTACCCAATGGCGACACAGAAAGAAATGCTAGAAGCGGTGCTTACGAACCTGACAGTACTTGCTGGTCGGATTGATACGCTGGAAGGCAAGACAACGGGTAGCGTCAAGGTCAAAGCTAAGTCCAAGGGTAAGAAGGCCAAGCGGTCTCCGCTGCAAGGCCTAGCGCAGTCCGATCTACCTGCTGCGGTATGTCAGTGGATCTCGGAAACAGGCCATGCACTGTGGAAGGATTCAGACGAGGAAACTAGGAAGGGCCTAGCCGCGCAAGTACCAACCTATGGTACTACAGGTAGAACGAAGGCATCGACTTATACGCTCATTCGTGACTTGGGGTTTGATCCGAAAGTGAAGGACCAAGTCCAGACCGTTGGTAAAGCGTACTACCAAGTGGTCGCCAATGGTGCACTCGTATTCGGCAAGTGGGGTGCCCTGCTCAAGACGGACCATGATAAGTGGACTCGGTACCAGATAGGCACAAGCCGGAGTCTACAACGTCAGCAGGCGTGGTTGGACGATAACGCCTGTTACAAGGCGTAACACTCGGTCACGGGTTCATGGCGGGGACTGTCCTGTAGTGGGATGGTCCCCGCTTTTCTGTGTACACACCCCACTTCCTAGACTCACACGTTCGCTGTAAGGCCATTCGATAGTGGCGCTAGGGGTAACCCTACTGCCTATGTTGTATGGCCTTACAGGGGCTGTGAGAGTCCCGCATCGGTCAACCGTTCACTACCAGTGAGGTAAACCATGAACAAACGACTAGACAGCTACCGATCCAGCGTCCGCCAGCACCTAAACGAGACACGCGAGGTGAGCGCAGCGCAGGCAGTCCAAGAGCCTAGCGGTAAGCCTGACACTAGCACTCTGAGGGTACTCGTGAGTGAGCTGGTAC